AGGTCGGCCATGGGCGAGCTGTCGGCCGCGTAGCTCTCCAGAACGGCGAGCTGGCCAGACATGGATTGCTGCGCGGCCTTGACCACGGTGCAGCGCTCCAAGGGCAAAGCCTGCCAACGCGGCAGAGTGCCGGCGGCGGGGATCTCCCACTTTTCCGTCTCCAGCTTCGACAGGTGCCGTGCGCGGTGCTCGGCTCGCACCAGGTCAGGTATGGGCAACAGCGCATTGAAGCGCGCCAGGCTCTCGGCCAACTGATCAAAGCGCGTGGCCAGGAACATCAGGCACAGGGCGAACTGGGGGCCATCCGGCCGGCCGGTGTCGCTCACGTCCACCAGTTTGCCGGCCAACTGCTGCAGCAGGTTCGGTGCCGACAGGAAACGTTGGTAGCCACGGCCCTGGCCGATACCACTTTGAAATGGCGTCACCACCAGGCACGCCGGGGCCACGCCCATCTGATCAGCCAATGCACCACGGCCGGCAACGATCGCGCCCTGGGCGGCGTCACCCACCGGCCCCGGGTTGGTGCTGGTCTTGCCGTCCAGATCCGCCAAGCGCTTGGCGGTACTGGCCTGTTCAGTGCTGGCCAGATCCTTGGCCTCTGTTAGTTGGCCCATCCATTGGGTGGCTTGGTCTGGCCAGCGCATCGTCACCGGTGCCCACGTCATGACTGCAGGCTCTCCCAGGTCACCACCTCAAGCGCGTTTAAGTCGCCGTCTGCCAGCGCCTGGTCCAGCAACTGCTTCAACTGGTTGGCCCGCTGCAGCAGCTCCATCTTGTAGGTGGTGAAGTCTTCACTGACCTGGCGCAATTGCTTGGCGGTGTGAGGTCGCAGTTCTTTCACACCGTCCGCGTCCCTGCAGCCGTATGGGCTATCAAAGCCCTGCAGGATCACGCCGGTGAGGTTCAACTGATCGTCCAGCTTGCTGGGGTATTGGTGCGGCGAACCCAGTGCGGCCGACCAGAACCCGCCAATGATCGCGGCCTCACACGCTGCATTGATCTCGCCGCTCTTCTGCTGATAGAGGGCCTTCAATTGCTCGGGCTTACTGGTGCCGGGGGCCAGACGCGCCACGGGCTGTTTGGCCTCTGCGTCGAATACGATCTGAAAGCCCTGGGACTGCTTGGCCAGCAGGTAGGAATAGTCCTGGTAGCTGACCACCACGCAATCACCTGGTCGTTTCGGGTGTATGCCCTCGACCAAGAAGGTGTGCAGCGACGGGCTGTAAAAGTATTTGCTCATGAAAATTTCCTTAGTATCCGATCGCGATGTAGCCGTAAGTCGATGCCTCGGTGGCGTTGCCTATAAAGCCTGTCCTGGTGCGTGATCCCACAGAGATATTCATCACTTCAGCTTGTCTGTTGGAGGTGTCTTCCCCCGTACCCATGTTGAGAACAAAGCATTCGTTTGGAAAAGCGATGGGAAATAGGAATTGGGTTCCGTTGGCATTGATGTACGCATTGCCCCATTGAACAATCAGCCCGCCCAGCCAGCGGGGGAAGGCGATGTAGCCATTGGCGGCCAAGCTGATGGCGAACCCCCAGCGCAAGGTACGAGGCGTCACTATGCTTGACTCATCCACCCCCGCACTTACCTGATCCAAACTAGCGATCGGGGCAATACCCGCTGCACCTGGTGTGGCTTTTTTACTGGAGTCGATCACCTCGGACGAACCCGTGAAGACAATAGGATTAGGTCCTGGGGCAACTCGCTGAACCCGCAACCCACCAGCCCCAGCAATCAACGCCACAGCGGGTTTGCTCGTGTCGTGGCGAACCCAACTTGAGCCATTCCAGTAGCAGTTCTGCGCCAGGTGCGATTCCCTTTCAGCCGTTACAAAGGCATAGGATCCGCCGTGCAGATCCAGGCTCGCCTCGGGCAGCGGGTTGATGTTCTGAATAGCATCACCGATCCCATACTCAGCGAGGGTTCGACCCTTGTTAGCCTTACTGCGGAGGTCTGAGTTGATCTGCGTAATGGCTTTATCCTGCTGTACCAGTGACTGATTCACCCCCAAGAAAAAGCGGTCGATCGACTTCGCGTCATAGGTATTGCCGCTGTCCATCAGTTGAGCGCTGTAGGACCACTGAATAGGGTTAGGCCCTGGTTCCGCCTTACGCACATAAGCGCCGCCTGAGTTGACAAACACCGTCGCTGACGGCATTGACTCGTCATGGCGCACCCACTGCGAACCGTTGAAATAGCAATTCTGACTGACGTTCGATTCACTGATCGAAGTCAGAAATGCGTAGGAGCCGCCGTGAATATCGAAGCTGCCATTGGGCAGTGGGTTCAGATTGGGAATGGCGTCATGGATGCCGTACTCAGCCAGCGTCTTTCCTTTGTCTGCCTTCTTGCTGATGGCCGTATTGATCGTCTTGATCAGTTGGTCAACGTCCGACGAACTGTAGGTGTCACCGCTATCCCTCACATAGTCGCCGCGCTCCCAAACGATTGGATTAGCGCCTGCGCGCACGCGCTGGATACGCACACTACCGCCCCCGGCAATTAGCGCCACAGCGGGTTTAGTGATGTCATGGCGCAACCAACTGGAGCCGTTCCAGTAGCAGTTCTGGCACAGGTGAGTTTCATCCGTTGCGGAAAGAAAACCGTATTGGCCCGCATGAACATCGAGGTTGTAGCCCGGCAATATGTTCAGGTTCGGGATGGCGTCTTTGATGCCGTAGCTGCCGAGGGTGGTGCCCTTGTCTGCCTTTTTCTTCAGCTCATCTTCAACCCACTTTTTCCCCGCGAAATGCTTCACCAGGGAATCACTGATTGGCTCAACCTGGCGCAGATCGATCACGGCGTTGGAATCAGGCAGATCGGCCAGCGGCACGCAGAAATGGCGCACGCCGGCACTGTCGGTGAAGTCAGCCAGGGCGGCGCCGAAACGCACCTCCCAGCGGGCCACCACATCACTTAACTGACGCTCCAGGCTCACATCCAGCCAGGCTTTGGCGGGGAACGCCGGCGGCGCGACAGCGACAGCAGCAGTCGAAAGCACCCTCACGCCTTCGATATAGGCGGTGCCAGGCTGCACCTGATAACCGCTGCCGACCTTGGCCAGTTTCAGGCCGTCACTGAAAAAGCAGGCCCGGCCGAAAGTATCGCGGTTGCTCAAGCGCTCGCGCTCGTCAATGCCGTGCAGGCGCACAGTGAAGTCGTGCTGCCAGGTCTTGGCGTCGATGGTGATCCCGGTCAGCGCTTGGGCGCCGTCGAACACCACCAGGAAGTTGCGCGTTACGTTGTTGCCCAACTGCTGCGGAGGAATGTTCTTGCGCTTCTGCTGCAGCGGCACGTAGGCCACAGCCAGCAGCACGTTTTCGGCGCTTTCCAAGCCGATCCAGTTCCAATCAAAGTCCCCGATATCGCTACCCATCATCAGGCTATAAACAATCTGGTTGGGGTTCACGAAACCTTTTTGGGTGATGTCATAGGTCGCCACCAGGTGCGCGGCCGGCTTCGGCGCCGCCCGGTCGATCGGACCGTTAGGATCCAGCCCGGGCACGTTGGCCAGGACGAATCGGGAAACAATCAGGGGTTGTTGTGCGCCTTGTTTTTGCGCGATCAGGCTTTCACCTGCAAGGGTAATACTGGCTCCCACGGGAGGCTCCTACAGGCTGGCAACCAGCGTTTGCTGGTCGTCGTTGAAGTCCACCGCGACGATGCGCAGTGATACGGGGGTGATGGTCACGAAGTCATAGCGCCGGCACGTGCGGCCGTACTGCTGGATCAAAACCCGCATCAGCTCGGGGTTTTGCGACAACTGCGAGTCGGAGAGGCGTAACAGCACCACGTCCCAGTCCCGATCGGGCATACGCTCGTCGATCTCGACGTAGCCCACGCCCAGGCGCTGCAGGATGCGCTTGAGGCCCGCTGTGCTGCCGGCGTCGACGGCGTTGATAAAGGCGAACTTGACCCGCAGGCGGTACAGGCTTTCGGGCTCGTCCTTGAAGCGGCTGATATCGCGCTGCCAGGCCAGCAGATCCAGGACGGTCAGGTGGCAGGTGTCTGCGTCCATCTGCAGCAGCGGCCATTGCAACCAACCCTCGACCTTTTCCCACCAGGATTGACTGGCAGCTTTTAACTTGGTCAGCTGCGGGCCATCCAACCAGAACGGCAAATTCAGCTTGATCATGCAAACACCACCTGCAGCGATTGAATCCGGGGGATGCTCAGTTCCGACACGATGTCAGCGTTATCAAAGTGCAGCGACTCAATGCCGGCGAACTGCTGGTGGAGTTCTTCGCCCAGGCGGCTGAATGAGAACCGCGACTGCGGATAGGTCAGCGTCGGCTGATAGTCACCGGTGCCGCTCTCGCGGAAGGCGGCGCGAATGAACTGGTCGACGTCGGCCTGCAGCTTGGTGCGCTGTTCGGCGCCCAATAGAGCGTGTGGCCATAGAGTCAGGCGCAGCGCGTGCTGGGTTTCGGGCATGACCATCACCAACAGATCGTCGCCGTGGCCATGGTTGCCCTGGTCGCGGATATGCGCGTTGATTTGCTCCAGGTAGGTCGCCGCCGGCACGTCCGCTTCAAACAGCACGTAGGCATTGGCACTGCCTGGGCCCCGGGGCGCGCCGTGCAGGAAGTACACGCCATCCGGCCGCACGCCCGGGAAGGCTGAAATCATCGCCCGGTAGACTGCATCGGTGTGCCACTGGTTGACCGCCGAGAACTGGTTACGCACCCGCAAACGCAGCTGATCGTCCGGTTCAGGATCTGCACCTGGAGCAATCAGCCAACCATCCGCATTCACTACCTGAACAATGCCGGCAATCGGTACCGGCAGGATCGCGTAATAACCGGGAGCCAGGTTGTAGCCGCTGCCCACGTCCTGCGCTTCCACGGGGACTTCCACTTGCATCAACCCGTCAGCAAACGTTACGGCCTGGGTGGTCACCAGTTGATAAATATGGCCGTTGATAGCTGCGGACTGCACCAGGATGCCGGCGGGCAGTTCCAACGCACCGCCGGCGACGTCGCGGATGAACAGCAACACACCCTTGGCCTTGGTCGCACCCTTGCGCTCAACGTTAACCGCCCAGGCCAGCATGTCCAGCCACTTGGCGCGGGCAGTTTTTACAAAGAAGTTGGGCAACACGGTGTCGCTGATAAAGCTGATCAGCCACATGACTGGTTTGGTCACCAGCGCCGTGATTACCCGCCAGAAAGGCGAATAGGCGCTGGTGTTGCTCATCTTGCTACCCTGGGCGGCGACTTCCTTTTCCCAGGCTTGGCGTAACCCTTCCTCGGTGACCGGAATGCCGGCGTCTGCCAGCGCCTGTTTAAAATCAACGTCGCTCACAGGGTCACCTCGATGTCACCGAATTTCAGGGTTTTGGCCGTGATCAGGTACTGCCCAGGCTGAACCTGGTTAATCAACGCGGTACCCGGTACCAAGCGTGCGTCGGCCTCCACCAGCAGCTCCAGTTGCTGGATGCAGTCGCGCTGACGCAACTTGCTTCGCTCGGCCACGAGCGTTACCAGCAAGCCGCTCTCGCGGATCATGTGAGCAATGTCCTGGGCGATGCTGGCCCGGTCCTCGATCAGCAGCGGCTGGCGGGATGGGTCCAGCGCCAGGTCGTTGTCGACGATCAACAGGTCGATGTATTCGCTCATCCCCCCACCGCCATGGCCAACATGCCTTCCAGTTCCAGCGGGTTCATTTGCTTACCGGTGTGAATGTTCACGTTCTCCACGTGGGTGCCCTTGTTCTGGGTTTGGTTGTTGTTCTGGATGCTCGCCAGCAAGCCGCCTCGGGGCACGGCGTCGGGCCGTTTCGGTGACAGGCTGGCCACGGCGCCGTTGATGCGCTGTTGGCTCTGTTCTGCCTTCTCTGTAGGGGCCGAGGCCAACACCAGGGCCGGCGGTTGACGTGGTGGCTCCAGGGCGGCGAGTGGCTGCGCGATCGGCGCAGGGGTTTTCGGTACCGGGGCTAGGACCAGGGCCGGCGCTTGAGCCTGGGGCTGTAGGGCGTTAAGGGTCGGCATGGCTGACGCCGGCATTTTCGGTGTGTTGGCCATCATCAGCGGCGCCTGGATCGGCTGCTGTGGAGCGCTCACCAGTTGCGGCAGCAATGGCGCCTCAACGGTGGGTGCGCTGATACCTGGCAGCTCAGGCGCCGCCGGCATGTCACCAAACGCCGCCTCTATGTTCACGCCGGGGATCTTGTTCAACATCTCGATCAAGCCGTTGATGGCCTGTTTAAAGATGCTGACGATGCCGTCCCAGGCGGCGCTGGCCATGCTCGACCAACCGCCCATCGAATCGAACCAGTCAGACAAGGCGGTCAGTTGGCCGCTGACCCATTTGAACGCCTCGGTGTTGATCAGAGCGCTGGTCCACTGGTCCCAGTAGATGATCGCCGCCGCCACGGCCGCGACCAGGGCAACGATGCCGATCACGATCCAGGTCACCGGGTTGGCCAGCAACGCGGTGTTGACCAACCAGATAGCGCCTTGCCACAGCAGCATCGCGCCTTTGACCAGGCCCATCCAGGCGACCATCAGCACCAGACCGGCCACGAAGCCGATCACCATAACGGTGTGGTACAGGAACATAGCGATACTGCGCAGGCCGGCCATGGTCAGCACTTTCCACACCGTGACCAGGCCCAACCAGACCATCTTCGACATGCCCACGGTCAAAGTAAGCAAGGACATCGCGGCGATAATGCCGAACACCACCAACGTGGCGATACCGATCACGCGGGTAATGTTGGGGAACAGCTGGGTCCAGCGAGTCAGCGTGCTGGCGATCCCCACCAGGCGATCCATCAGCGGCGCCAGGATTGGGATTAACGACTGGCCGAAAGCAATACGCAAAGCCTGCACCGCGGCGCCGAACTGTTGCCACGGGTCCACCATCGCCTTGGCCATGCGCTCGGCGTTCTCCAGGCCGCGCACATTGCCCAACTGCTCCATGCCGTTTTTCAAGCGGCCGGTGTCACCCATCAGGGTGGTGATCAGGCGTGCCGCCTCACCGCCAAAGGCGTCGCGCAGCTGCTTGCCGTTGGCCTCGATCGACAGATCCCCAAACTTGCCTTTGAGCTTGTCCAGGATGTTCATCATTGGCAGCAACTTGCCCTGCTGGTCGACAAAGGACATGCCGAGCTTTTCCGATGCGCTGCTGACGTTTTCAAAAAACGACTTGTAGAGGCCACCAGCCTCCCCGCCGTCCATGGTGCCGCCCAACGTGCCCAGCACCGCCATTTGTTCGGCCAAGCTCACACCGGCAGTGCTGGCCAGGCCGCCCGCCGCCTTGAATGCTTCGCCGATCTGCTCGCCACTGGTGCGGAACAGTTGCACGGCGGTGGCAGTTTGGCCGGCCAGCGTTTCAACCCACTGGCCTTTGCCCATGGCGTCGGCCTGCCCCTTGAACAGGTTGTACATGGTGCCGACATAGGTACCCATGGTGCCCGCGTCGGCCTTGGTGGCCTTGGCCAGCACGTCGCTGGCGTTAGTGAACGTCGCCAGTTGATTGCCCACCAACCCTTTTATAGCGCCTTCGATGTGATAAGCCGAGGCAACAAAATCCCGGGCGTTCTCCCCATAGGCGACGGAGAATTCCAGGGACTTGCGATTCAGTGCATTCAACGCATCTTCTGCCACGCTCAACGATCGGACTTCGCCCAGGGCGCGGTTCATCTCCAGAGCTGGTTCCAGGGACTGGGTGATGGCCACACCGGCGCCCACCATCCCAGCCAGGCCGAGGCCCATCTGGGTGATGTTCTTCTGGCCCTGTTGGGCCAGGTCAGAAAAGCTCGTCTTCACCTTGCCCATGGGGGCTGTGACCTTATCGGTCAGGCTCAAAATGAAGGCCAGGCGGGCGCTACGGTCGGTCATCGATGTTTATCCGTTGAGTGCGTGGGCGATACCGTTGGCGATGGCAATTTCCATCCGCCGCCAGTGTTCGTCCTCCAGCCATTTGGCCGTGCCCATCACCTCGGCGGTGGGCTCGGCCCCAGGTAGCCAGCGGCTGGCCAGGGCTACCAGTTGGCCAAGGCCGTTTTCGGTCAGTCGTTCGGCGTGGTCGAGGGCTTTTTTACGGTGACTTCAACATCAGGGCCGTACTCCTCGAGGAGCGTGCCGGCCAGTTGCATCACCAACACCGGGTTGCCCAGCATCCCCTTGAGGATGGCGCGTTCTTCTTGCTTGACGGTGGTGACCAGCAAGTTGTTGGCGGGCGAAACCTTGTTGTTCTGGTTCACCGCGTTGAAGTATTTGGTGACGTCCTGCGGGGTCAGCTCAAAGGTGAATTCCTGATCGCCAATTTCCAGGGTGATTTCGCGTCTATCGGTCATGGGTGTTGCTCCGTTTAGGGGTAAAAGTAAGGTTCAGCGCAGGCAAACCCGGCGCACGTGGTCCTGCAGGCCCAGGATCATTTGCCGACTGAGGGCAAGCTGATCTCTGAGGGTGAAATAATCCTGTCGAGCGTCTGCTGTGAGTTCGGGGGTGTCTGCATCAGCCACGCCGCCGGCGCTGGCCGCTGGGGTGGCTGGGGCGCTGCAGGTGGCGTTGAGGCGCAACCGCTTAAGGCCAGCATCAACGTCAAGGCGCAGAGCATCGTTTTCAGCACGTTCATGGTTCAGTTCCTGAGTACGTTGAAGATCGATCGCGTCACGCTCGGCCAGCATCTCGCCGCTGATACGCGCCGCTTCGCGCAGGCCGCTGGCTTCGAAAATCGCGGCGTCACGCTCGCTACGGGCGGTGTCGCGCTGACCTTCCAGCAGGTCAAAGCTGAACCAGGCCACCAGGCACAGCACCAGGATGAAAGTGCCTTCGCGCATCACAGGCCCGCCTCACACAAAGCCACTTCCGCCAAACGACGCGCGTGCAGCCCCGGAATAAACACCTTCTTGCCCTGGGCGGTGGTGACAAAGGCCCATACCGGGGTTTTGCCATCAGGCGCCCAGGCCAGGGCCTGACAGCCCTCTTTGATGTGACCGGCATTAATCAGGCCCACGGCGCGACTGGCGCAGGTGCTGGGGTTGCCGAAGTTGTGGCCATGGCTGCTCAGGGCGTCGAACGTGTTCTGGCCCACGTCCTGGTTGGTGATGCAGTCGGCCAGCTGCAATTGGCCTTTGCTGATCACCAACTGCTCTACCTCGTTGCACCGGGCGTCCGACCAGTAGTCATCTACGACCACGGGGTACGGGCTTGTATGGCGGGTGATGCCTTTGCACACGGTGGGCAGGCCACGGGCCAACTTGTCGGCGTAGACCGTGTTCTGGCCGTTGCCTTCCCAAGTGCCCAGGAACACCACCAGCGTGGAGCTGCAGAGCGCGATGCCGCCGGCGGCGATCTTGCCGCGTAGGCTCATGGGAACAGCACCCGAAGCAATGCCGGCCCGACCATCTGCGCAACAACGCCCAGCACCGTCAGCACCGCCAACATGCGCGTAACCTTGGTACCGATATCGGACACGGTAGAGGTCAGCTCGCGCTGGCCCTCATTCAGATCCGAGAGCTGTACTGCCATATGTTCGAACTCACCTTCCAACCGCGTGACGCGGGTGGGCACGGTTTCATGACGGTCTTCCAGGTCGCTGACGCGGTGTTCAAGCACTGCAAAGCGGCTTTCCATGTTGTTTTTGGGCGTGGCGCGGGCAGTCATCGGCGCTGTCCTTTCTCGAAAGTGGTCTCGCACGGAGTACAACGGGTGATCCCGCCCAGGGCCTGGCGCTTGACCGGGATCTGCTCGTCACAGTCGCGGCAATGGCTACGGCTCGGCCCCGAGGGGCGCCGCCGGGCCTGCACAGCCTGGATACACCGCTCGCGCTCCAGCTCCTCGATCGCCTTGGCGTCGTCAAGCCAATCGCCCATCAGCTAATGCCCTCAATCTCGGTGGCATCCAGGTACGGCACGCCGTTGATACGGATGAAGTCCGGGCTGGTGACCTCAAACGGCACCTTGTGCTTGGTCTTTTCGCCACCCTTGGGATCGATGTTCAACAGGCTGGAAACCTTCAACTTGCAGCCGAACGCTTCAATGCGCAGCTCGTCGTCGCCGGCCTTGGCAAAGAACACCACGTCGAACGCTTCCAGCTTGCGAAAGCTGCCTGCAGTACGTGCCGCCTCGACGACCAGGGTGAAGTTGGTAGAGTCCAGTTCCATCTCGCCAGCCGCCGCCACGTCGCCGTCGACATAACCGTCAGGTACGCCCCGGGTTTGCGCGGTCTTGCTGTTGTCGGTGATATCCAGGGTGCAGCTCTCGACGTGGACCTGCAGATCGCCCAGGTTCACGTCGAAGTTCTTGCCGCCAATACGTGACATGGGGGGTTACTCCGAATCGTCGGTGGAAAGGTCCAGGGCGATGTTCGCCGTTAGGTCTTTCGGGCAGTTGTGGGGCTTGAGCTTGATGTACACCTCGACGGCGGTTTTGCTCGTCCAGGTCAGTACGATGTCGCCGTCTTTGGGCGTTTGAATCTCGCCCGGGAACACCTGGCCGGCGAACTTGGTCGACTTGGCCATCTTGCGCAGGGGTGCCATCAGCGCGTTGACGTTCACGGCCATGCTGTTGGCGGTACTGTTCAAGCGGCGATCGGCCACGCGGCGGATCAACAGGGGACGGATCTGGCGAGCGGCCTTGTCAGCCAAGCGCAGATATTCGATCACCAGGTAATCGCTGCCCGGCGTGTCCAGCATGTTGCCGTCACCCCAGTACACGCCCGGGTAGTCGGGATAGGTCTGGGCGACCGAGAAGCGCGCCTTATCCAGCTCGGCACGAATCGCGGATGGTAGCGGGATGCCTTCGCCGTCGACGGGCACCGCGCCCAAGCCCAACACCGCGCCGGTGGCCACGCGCATTGGACTGTCAGCAATGCTCACGGCGGCGTTGGCCAGGCGACCGGCTAGCACGCCCAGGTCATTGCCGTGGAGCTGCGGAACCACCAGCACACGCGGCGCGGCCACGTCGGCGGTGATTGCCTTCTGCTCTACCAGATACTGCGACCAGGTCAGCGGTGCGACGATGCCGGCAGACGCGGCCATGACGAATACGCGCCGGCCGTAGGTGTTGTTCAGGGAAATAGCCGCGTCATGCATGGCCGACAGTTCGTCACCCTTGGAGACCGGCTTGGTGATCACCACGCCTTCGACGGAAAAGCCCTGTTGCTGCGCGGTTTCCAAGGCGATTTTCCAGTCACCGTCAGCGCTGATCGGCGCCGCCAGGCAGGCCCAGCGATCACCGCCATTCAAGCGGGCAGCAGTGACCTGGGTTTTCAGGTCGCTGGCCGGTACACCCAGTTGCGAATCCAGGTCGCTATCGGTGTTGAGGGCGATCAATTTGCCGGTGTTTTTCGGGCCGGGACCGATGAACAGAAAATAGCGCTCGATCTCAGTCACGGCGCCTTGGCCCAGATTGAGATTGTTAACGCTGACCTTGCCAAGTGCCATGGTGTGCCTCGTTAGCGGGGTGAATTAAGGATTTGTTGGAACACCTGGTTAACCAGGTCGCGGGTTTCGCTCCCGCTCTCCACACCGAGGAACTGGCGTTTTGGCAGGGTGATGTCCCAGCTTTGCGCGCCCGTTGTTTCGGTTCGTTCGTCGTTCAAGATGCGGATCAGCAAGCCGGCCTTGGCGTAGTTCACATGCTCTTGAATCCAGGCCACTGACGGCCTGGCCAGCGCCTTTTTGCCTTTCTGGCGGACACGAAAGCCCAGCCGGCGCAGGCGCTTGGCCTGTTTGTCGGTGCAGGCGATGCCTGGGGGGACTTTGTTCCAGCGCCGCATCTGCGCGGCGGTGCGTCGCTCGCTGACGCCGTTGTGCTGCTGCGCGGCAACCCAACGGGTCAGGGCGTTTTTCCAGCCCAGTTCGGCTTCGTCGGAGCTGACACGGGTGACCTGCAGCAGCTTGGCCAGGCCGGCTTCCATCTTCTTTTTGCCTTTGGCCGAGCCCTTGCGCTCAGCGAACGGCGTACCGTCCAGGTTCTTCTGTTCACGGACCCGCTTGCGGCTCATCGTCCGCACGCGCTTGGTCACGTTGTTCAGCAGTCGCCGGCGCAATTGGAGCGGCAGCTCAAGCAACGCCAGCTGGGCGTCGACGTTGACCATGCCCCTGATATCGAGGGCGAGCGGATTAGCGGCCATCGCTGCCCACCTCGCCTTGCTCAGCTACCCACAGATCGAAGGGCACGAACGCCCAGGTTTTGCCGAACGCCTCGATCTCGCCGGTAGGATCTTCGGCCAGGTATTGCGGCTCGATGAATTCAAGCGACAGCTCCACGTCGAAGCTGTCCTGGTCAAGTGGTTCAACGGTAAACATCGGGGCCGGCAGCTCGTGGCGGTCGCGGTTGCTGTCGTGGGTTTCCAGCCAACTACCGACCAGGGCCATCAGCCTGGAAGGATTGCCAGTGAAGCTCTCCAGCGAGAACACAGCGCGGTAGCGCATGTCAGCCATGTGCAAGCCGTCGCGGTCGGGCTTCCAGATCAGCTCAAGGCTGACCTGCTCCGTCCAGCTGTCGAATAGCTCAGGCGCCACCAGGTTACGGGCCATCAGGTAGGCGGTTAGCGCCTGCAGCTGGATCATTGCAACGACGCCGTAATGCGGCCGCGGCCTTGTAGCGCACGCACGGCCTGCTGGCTGAAAGCCAGGAAGGTTTCGGCACGCTCTGGCGCTTCTTTGCCGGTGTTTTCCGCGCTTTCGCGGCGGGTCACGGTGGCAAACTGGGGCAGTGAATTGCCCTTGGCACGGCTGTAGACAGCGCGTTTATAGAGCGTGACCTTATAGGCGTAAGCCCATTCTGCCGGGGTGGCCATACCGGCCGCCGCCTGCAGGTTCGATACCCCTGCCGCCTGCAGCTTCGCTTTCACGCGGGCAAGGTCGGTGTTCACTTCGAACATGGCGCTTTTCAGTGTGTCGACCAGCAGCTCTACCAGGTACTCCGCCGGCACGCGTTGTTCTTTCTGAAACTCGGTCACGGAAAGGTCCGGCCAGAAGCCGTCATTTTCGATCGTCAGTTCCACAAAGGTGGTGGGTTTCCCGGAAAAGCTCATTGCTGGCCGCTCAAATAGGGCGGGGAGCCTGTTTTCAGTGGGACGGTCCATAAATGGGCGGCTCACTTCCACAGGTCCCCGCTGGGGGGGTAGTCGGTTATTCGGAAGCCGGGTTAGCAGCCGCTTGTTTTTCCAAGGCCCTGCGGACCTTCTTGATGCGGGTGTCGTTGCCGGCTTTCGGGTACAGCTCGGTAGAGCGCTCCAAATGCTTGAGCGCGGTTTCCCACTGCTCAGCCTCCATAGCGCGCATGCCGATCAACTTGTGGTAGTTGCTCGGGATCTGCTCAGGCAGGTCCCATTCGCCATCAACGCGGGGCAACAGCTCGGAGAGGTAAGGCTCAGGGCTGCGGCCCGCGTTGTATTCGTCGTAGGCCCAGTCGGCTACCGCATCAGCAACAAAGGTCTGGATGTCGCGGCGCTTGAATCGCTCCGGCATCTTCTGGCCTTGCTCCATCAGGAAGTCGGCCAGCTCCAGCGCGTCTTCGAACTGGGCGATGTCGAACAGCCACACCATCACCTGCACCGCAACGCGGTTAGGGAAGTTCAGCCCCGACTCGCAGTAGCGCTGGACGTATTCCTGGTACTTGGGCAGCAGCTCGTCGCGCTTGAGCAATTGGCGTCCCGCCATAGCTCCTTTCATCGCGCTCAGGCGCTCCAGGTCCTGGTCCAATGCCGCTCCCTGCAACAGCAGGTGCTTGCGCGCATTGGCGGGACTGCTCAGTGCATCGGCCGGCGTATAGGCCAAGCTTGCAGCAGCGGACATCGCCGCTACTGCAGTGCTGCCCAAGGCCAGAGTGCGGCGCTTGTGAGCCAGGGCCAGACTCACGCCGCCACCAATTCAACGTTTTCAGTGAACGCAATCTTTTCCAGCTGCTCGATCACGTAGCCTTCGTTGCGGCTGTTGTAGTCCTCGACGCGGGAGCGCTTCGGGTTCTCGATCGTCTGCTTACGCCAGCTGGTGTCCTGGTAGTAGATCGACAGGTTGTCCCAACTGGTGACCAGCACCGCGTTGACCGGGAAGTTCGGCACGCTGAAAGCTGGCAGGCCTCCATAAGTCGCAATCACCTGGGCGTTTTCGATGCGCTCTTTTTCGGTCGGCGTGTCGCCTTGCTTGGTGTACAACTTGGCCTTGTCAGACGCGAGCAAGTCGGTACCGATGATCGCGACCAGGTCGCCGTCTTCGCGCAGGATCTCGTCCACCATCTGCTTGGTGTCATGCACCAGGGCATCGAGGTTGGCGTAGTCACCACCGGCGCCCAACGTGACCTTGCCGGCAGTCGTCCCCTCTTTGAGCACCTGCTGTGGGGCCTGCTCGCGAAGTTGCTGCAGCCACCCTTTGTTCACGTCCTGCAGCTTGGGGAATTTCTCCAAATCAGTATCAACAGCAGCGTGAGTGCCATGGAAGCCGATAACGATCCGATCTTGTGCAATACGCTTTTGCACGGCGGCGGAATAGCGCTCTTTGAAGTCGGGAAACTTCGCCCAGGCGTCGATTTTGGCGTATGGCAGGCCCACGTCCGACTGGGTATCAGCCAGTTCGTATTGGGTGTTATCCAGCGCCGATGCGTCCTTGGCTTCGCGGTCGGTGGTCTTGGTGTTGGTGCGGCCAGTGACCGGGCCATTCACACCGATAAAGACTTTTTCGCCCTTGATCTCACTTACCGGGACGACGTTGATACGTTCCAGGAAGTCGGCTTTCGCGGTGATTGCGTCGTTCAACTCCTGGGCAATCGTCGGCTCCACGCTGAACATGCGGCTCGATCGCTCGACGCCGTACGCTTCGGCCATCGCTTCTTGCAGCTCGGCATACTGTTTGGCGCCACGGGCGCTTAATGGCTGGGCCATGTCAGAGCACCTTACGTCGTGGGGCGGCTACCGGACCGGGGTTGCGTGGCAACTGGCGACCGGCCGAGGTGTTCTGCAGGGCGGAAAACTGCTTTTGCAGCTTCTCCAGCTGAACCAGAACGGCCTTGTTCGACCCACCGACACGGCGGAACTCACGTTCTTCTTCGGCCGTAGTGACGATCTCGTCTACTGCCGCGCTCACGTCGTCGATTGGTGCCTGTTCGGGTTCTGGTGCATCTGCGGCGGCGGGTTCAATCACAGCCTGAATGCCAGCAGCGACGACAAGCAGCTGCTCCAGCAGGGCTTTGAGGGCCGTTGCGGTAGCTTCATCCATTGGGGGTTTGCTCTCTGTTTTGGGGGGAGTGGTTTCGGCGGGCAACGCATCAGCAGCGAAACGCTTGAAGAAGCCGGTCAAGGCTTTGATCAGTCCGGTTTCGGCGGTGCTTGAGATACCGTCCTGCAGCCGGCCGAGTTCGACCGAGGCGGTGAAGTAAGAGGCGCGATTATTTTTGTGGGAAAAGTAGAGTTCCTGGGTGCCAACGCTTGCGGGCTGATCGGTAACACCGAGCCCCGTCAGATACGCCCTGCCGCTACCGCGAAAGTCGGGTGTAATTTCAATGCTGCTGAACAATTTCTGGCCCTGGTCATTCAGGTACAGCAGACGATCGTTCGGCTTCAATTGCGCTTCCAGTGCTACTTCGCCCGGTTCCAGGTCGTCGGCTTCTTCCACCAGGCGCACGGCGAAAACGGTGCCGTGGGAGCCCGGCAAACGCTCGTGGTCGCACCAGATCACCGCCGTGTAAAAGGACGGCTTGTAGGTTTCAGCGATGTCGCGCAGTTCCTGGGGAAGGATCACGCGCCCATCAACGGTGGGTCCGCTGGTGGCGACACGTTTCCAGAACGAAACAAGGGAACGGGGCATGGGTTTGACTGCGCTCAATCACTGAATGAGCCGCCACGATAGGGAGCCGCCAAGCCCCAAACAAACGGTTCAAATGCGCGTTTCTCCTATATCCGCGATATAGGTGGATCACGGAATTTAACCCCGCGTTTCCAGCGTTTTCGCCGCATAGACTGCGGCCCATGTACTACTCGACCGAAGTTAAAGAAGCCGCCAAACGCCTGTTTCTGCGCCGCTGTAAGGCCAAGGAAATTCAGGCGCAACTCAACCTGCCCAACATACGGATCGTTTACTACTGGATCCGCCAGGGTGGATGGGAGGACATGCTGTCGGACGAGGAACCGCTGACCGCTGTTGGCCGGCGTATCACCTTGCTCTTGGACAAGGTCGGCAGCCTGTCAAAGGACGATTTAAACGAACTCGACCGGCTGACCGCCGTGCGCGAACGACTGCTGAAGCAAGCAGCCAAACCGGCAACGGTGGCGACAGCGTTCGGCGATGACCAGGGCGAACCCGAAGAACCTCGCCAGCGGACGCGTGGCGAACGTTCCGGCCGTGGCGAAGGCGGCGGCAAGAAGAAAGAGAAGAAGGCCAAGAACGACATCAGCGGGCTGACCGAAGTCGACTTCCTGGATAAGTTCATCA